TCACGCCTCCATGCTTAAGAAGAGGCGGCGTTCGGCGCGGCGCCTGCGGCTCAAACCCGCCACCACCCGCCCACCCGCCTTATTCCACAGCAGGAAACTATCGGCCGCCCCGGCCAGATCCTGGCGCATCAGCTTGCGGCACACCGAACTGGCGCCGAATGCGCCCAGCCCGATGTTATACGCCAGCGACACGCAAGCGGCCAGCCGGGCCGGCGGCTCCAGATGCAGGGCCGGACAGCGCTTCAACACCCCCAGCAGATACTGGCCGACGCGGCGCCGCAGCATGGCGTCGGCCTGCGCCTGCGTCCACACCATGCCCTCGGCCACGCCCAGCGTCTCGCCCCAGCCGATGGTCCACACGCCCACCAGATCGCGGTAGGCGCGCAAACGGCAACCCTCGAAAGCGCGGATAAGCGGCAAAGCCTGTTCCAGCGCATCGTCCGCCGGCCTCATTTCTGCTTATCGAAAACGCGGCCCACAAACCAGAAGGCCAGGATGCCGGACAGAATGGCGCGGTCCTCGGCATCGTAGATGCGCAGGATCGCCTCCCAGCCGCCGATGCCCGACTGCAGCGCCACCACGAACATCGCCAGCTTGGCCAGGCCATACATCAGCAGCACGTAGTAAGTCGCCAGCGGCCGCACCAGAAAATTCAGCGCATCGGCCCACCAGATGCCGAGCGGCTGCATCTGGCCCTGCAGCGCCGCCTTCTGCGCATCGAGCAAGGCCAGCGCCTGCTCCACGCCGCCCTGATACTCCACCAGCGCCTGCTGGCTGGCCGCGCGCGTCTGCTCCAGCTGGAACTGCCGCTCCAGCATCGCCAACTCATGCGCGTTATCCGTTTTCTTATGCAGGAAGCCGAACAGCTCCGGCATCAGCCGCAGCAAGCCGCCGCCCAGCATCGACAGCAAGGACAGAATCATGGTTTTCCTTTCAAATAACGTAGCAGATACGAAGCCAGCAGCCACAGCGCCAGCAGAACCAAGGGCAGCAAGCCATGCCAGGCGCCCAGCGGCACGCGCCGGAACAAAGGCGCCGCCACAAAATCCAGCGCCCCGGTCGTCACCAGCAGCCAGGCCAGACGCTGGTGCGGTGCTGTCTCCGGCCCCATCCGGTTAATCGCAAAAAAGAGGCCGCGATACAGCAAGAGCAGCGCGGCCAAGTGGGAAAGAAAAGGCAGCATCACTGCCCTCCGAGCAAAGAGCGCAAACGGCGCAGGCCCACTGGAATCAGCACCTGCGCCGCGATACCCAGCGCAGCGCCGCCCGCGATGCGCGTAAAGTCGCCCACGCCCTGCAGCCACGGAAAATAATGCAGCGCCGCCACCGCCAGCACGGGTGCGAAAAAGCCCGCCAGCAAAGCCGAACCCACCACCGTACCGACAATCTTCAAGGCCGACATCGGCGGCAAATAAGACAACGAGACAAGCCCGCCGAAAAAGCCCGCCAGCAAAGCGTCATACTGCACGCCGAACACCGACCCGCTCAGCGTGATCGTCCCCGCCGCCAGCGCGATGGAGGCCGTAGAACTCGCAGGTTCAGTCATAAGTCTCCTTATAAAGTAAAAACAAACACCCTTGAGCTAGATCAGTAAATGTCCCACCCTGGTGCCTGACACCAGGGTTAGACATTTTTTGATTTGGATCAAAGGGGTTAAGGTTTGCCGAAGCCGGCTTTGGATTTGCCGCTGTTGCCGGCGTTGATTTCGGCGGTGGTTTGCCAGCCGGAGTTGTTGAAGCTGTGGGTGACGGACTCGACCAGGTAGTCTCCGTCGGCTTCGGGCTTCACGCCTTGCAAGCGCACGGTCTTTTCGGCGGCAATGTCGGCGCGACCAGGCATGGTCAACGACCCGCTGGCAGTGGCGCGGTTCAATGCGCCCAGCCTGGCCTGGGCTGCTGCCTTGGCCGCATCGGGCGTGGGGTAGACGTGGCGGTCGATGTGTGTAGCACCCTCGCCTTCCCCTTCGCCGCCAGGTGCGCCGTCGGGATTGGGAACGTCGACATCGATCTGCTTGCCGCTGGCTGGATCGTGCGCCTTGGCCTGCACCTTGCCGAAAGCGGAGCGGTCGGCGAAGGTGAGACTGTAGCGGCTCAGCATATACGGCATCAGCGTCAGCGCGGGCATGGTCTGGCCGCTGGCCGATTGGCCGCCGCCGCGCGGCAGCACCAGCAGCTTGCCATCCTTGACCGTGGCAGTGGCGCCGTGCGTGCGCGCCAGCCTGGTGATGAAATGCAGATCGCTTTCACCCAGTTGGTCGGCGCGCGCGATTTGCGCTTCCACCTTGCAGACCGGCTGCCAGCCATGCCGCTGCGCCAGTTCGGCAACGATAGCGGCCAGGCTTTTGTTTTCGTAGCCCTGGCTGCGCGTGCTTTTGGCCGACTGGCGCATGTCCGCTCCCTTGGCGCGGATGGTGATGATGGCGGGCGGTCCTTCCAGCGCCACCTCGTCCACCTTGTAGCAGCCCATATAGCTCAGGCCTTGCCCGCTCCAGCCCAGCGACACCTTCAGCAAGGCACCTTTGGGCGGAATGGCGATTTTGCCGCCCCGATCATCGAGGCGGATCTCGCAGCTGTCCGCTTCCAGGCCCGGCTTGTCGGTGATGCTGAGGCTCAGCAGACGGTCCTTCAACAGGGCCGTCACGTTCTTGTCGTTGGCGATGATTTCAAATTCAGCCTGCATCACGCCTCCTTCAAGACCACAGCTGGATGGTGTCGCTGCGCGGCGGCGCCAGTTCCGGCATGCGGATCAGCAGACCCGCCGCATACGGCTGATCCTGCGCCGCCAAGCCCGGATTGGCTTCGTACACCGCCTCCACCGTGCCGGCCATGAAGCCATAGTGGGCGTAGCAGATGCGGTCCAGCACATCGCCGTCACACGTTCTGATAATCGTCGCCATAGCGCTTGAACTCCAGAGTGAAGGTTTGCTTGCGCGCCGCGCCGTCGGCCATCAGCGTTTCCTGATCCTCGCTGAGCGAAGTCATATACCAGCGGCCCAGCACCTCGCCATAGCCGGTGGTGAGCAGCAGCGGCTTGAGTGCGCGGCCGATGGCCCGCAGCTTCTCCAGCTCACCGCCGCCTTGCCGGAAGGCCGCATAAATCGCGCCCGACAAGGTCAGGCTCTCGCTGCCCTGCCCCACCGCCTGCAGCGCCTCGGGACGCGACAGCCGTTCCTGCGCCGCGATATTGAAATTGGCCTGGCGCTTCAAATGGTCGAAGGCCGCGCCGGACAGGCCGAAGTGATAGCGCGCGCCATCCTCGGCACTCAAAATCAGCAGATGCGGCGTGGCCGCAGCTGCGGCCGGGGCGGCATCATCCGTCTTCTTCGCCAGCGACGACACGGCTTGCGCCGCATCCGCCGCCGCGCCGCCTGGACCGCCCGCGCCGATGCCCGTCAGGGCCTTGAAGGATTTGCTCAAGCCGCCGACGGCCGCCGTCAGCTTGCCCGCCGCCGCCTTCACTTCCGCGATCTTGCTGGCGGCCAGCTTGGCCGCACCGTTTCTGAGCGCATTCAAGCCGCGCTGAATGGCCGTGCCATCAGCCAGCGGCAGCACGCGGTTCAAAGCGCCCTGCGCCGCCGTTACCAGCTTGGTAGCGTCATCGATATGGCCCACCACCCGCGCCGTCAGCTTGCCAACCTTTTCCTTGCCATGGTCAAGGCGCGCATTCACCTTGTCGCTGATGTGGCGCGCCCTCTCCTCGGCGCGCGCGATCTCGCCGGTCGCGCGATTGATAAAGTCTTTACTGCCCATATCAGGCTCCTTGTAAATGCGCCGTATCGCCCAGCAGGGAACGGCTTTGCTGATCCTGGAAGTCCTTGAATTTGCTGAATATCAGCTGCGCCAACTTATCGGCCAGAACGGCAGGGTCGCGTGCATCGCCCTGCACATTCACCGTGATGCTGGGCGTGAAGTTGATCTGAGGTGGCGCCGCTGCCGCCTTGGCTGGATTCGCGGCGCCCGCACCCGGTGTCATTTGCCCCATCAGCGCACTCGCCGCCGCGCCAGCTGGAATACCCGCAGAGAAGCCAATGCCAGGCATTGCCATTCCAGCAGCGGTAGCAGCGGTTTTCGCTACCAGGTCTGCTTTCGCCTGCTGCACCGCTTGCTGCGCTGACGTGGACTCTGACGGCGCATCCTTTTCCTGCATCAGCGATTTGGGCACATAGTTCAAGGCTTTATCGCCAACTTTCGACCACAGCCACTCGCCTGCCAAGGAACCAAGCGCTGTGCCAACCGGGCCACCCAAAGCTGTGCCAACGAGACCACCTACCGCCATCGCACCCATGCGGCCGATAGCTGATGCTTTGTCGCGCGGCTTGCCATCGCCCGTGAGCGTCCGCACCGCCTGAACCCCGGCAATAGCTATGCCGGCACCCCCTAACAGTTTGCTCGCACGGCCAGCCCATGGCATGGCGCGTCCAGCGACACCAGATACTTGCGACCAGAGACCGGCGGTACGCGCCTTCAGACCGCTAAAACTGCCTCCAATACGGCCTCCAATCCGACCGAGCATGCCGCGCGCGCCCCGGTTTGCGGCGGGAGTGCCAGCCTGCTGCGTACCCGGCCGGCCCGCTTGCGCGCCGCCAGCCTTGCCTTTCCCCTTCTTGCCCTTACCTTTGCCGAACGATTCGCCGCCCGATCCCGGCCAATTGGTGACAAAGACCTGCTGTACCTTGCCATCAGCCGCAGCGGCGGCAGCATCCGCCATGCCAGGCAGCTTTCCTCGGCTGAGCCACGAGCCGCGAACCACATCGCTTCCGCCACGCAGCAGACCGAAACCAGCTTTGCCGAGCTTAAAGGCGCTGAACGCCGCACCCAGTCCAACCACGCTCATTACGGCCTTAGGAGCAGCCTGCGCCAGATCACCCACAGCATTGGCAAGGCCTGATGCCACCTCTGCCGCCACATCGCTCATCGGACGAATCGCGTCGCCGATCTTACGCATGGCGTTATCCATGGAATTGCCGACGTCATCCCACTTCTGCTTGGACGTATCCAGGCGCTGCTGGTGATCGTTTTGCAGAATATCTTCCGCTGATGCCTTGACCTTCGGCTTACCCTCCGACTTATCATCCGGGCGCTTCGTCTCCTCTTTTATCTCACTCAGCGCGGTTTGATTGTCCTTGGCATCCCACTTCTTGAACTTATCCTTCAGGCTTTTCTCAGCCTCGGCGACACTCCCATCCTTTTCAACCTGCGCCTGAAGCAGCGCGGCCGCCTGGTCGATGGCATCCTGTCCCGTCAGGCCAAGCTTCTTCATGCGGTGCAGCAGATTCGGCATGGCCTTCGCCATTTCTGCTGGATCGATATTGGCCGACTTCGACACCTGCGCAATGGCGGACAATGCCGCCTTCATTTGAGCAGGCGAAGTCAGGCCGGTTTTATCGCTGATGGCGCCCATCAGCGCCGCAGTCTGTTCGGAACCAACGCCCTGTCCCACAGAAAACTGTGCCAGCAAAGGCGCAAGCGCAGTAGCATCATTGGCTTTCATGCCATCGCCAACCAGCTGCGCCATAGCCTTCGCCATATCGGTCTGGCCCATGCCGCCTTTTACTGCGGCATCAGCCAAGGCATTGCCGATGCGTTGCTCCTCTGCCTGATTCTTGATGCCAGCCTTGATCGAGAAGTCGCGCATCACGGCCTGATAGTCGGCAGAGACTTTGACCACCTTCATCACCGGCTTGGACCACTCCTGCGCTTGCGAGAAGGCACTCTTGCCCAGATCAAGGCTCTTGCCCCACTTATCCAGACCTCCTGCTTTCATTTCAAGGCCACGCGTAGCGCGGCCCAGGCGCTCATAGGACTCGGTCAACTGATCGAGTTCGATACCGTGCTTTTTCAGACTGGCATAGTTTGCCGTCAGGCCGCTATATGTGCGCTGGGTTCGCTGACCGGTCAAATGCAAATCGCGCATCTTTTGCTGCAGCTTCTGCGTTTCCTCGATCACCGCCCGCAACTCGGTCAGCTGGCTGGCCTTGCTGCGCAAAGCGCTAATTTTTTCTTCCATATTCACCTCATAAGCCATGGCCTCACGATGCGGCGTCTTCCAGCCACCACAAAATATCGTCCAGCGTCATTGCAGCGATTTCGGAAGGCTGGAAGGCATACTCACTCGCCAGCCGGCGCGCCAGCATTTGCAACTGGCGCTGGCTCAGTGCCAGCATCGGAAACGAGGCGAAAATAGCCTTCCTGCAGACGGTGGTAATCGCTCAGCTTGAGCTGTTCCAGATCGGATGGCGCGACCTGCGCCAGGCTGGCGAACAACGCCAGCTCGCGGTCCTCGGCATCGTTCGGATGCTGCTTCTGCGCACCGCGCATATCGCGCACGGTCGGCGCGCGCAGCTGCAGTTGATTGGTCTTCACGCCGTTGAAGCTTTCGGGACGGGACAGCGTGATGGTGACGGTATCGCCTTGCTGGCGCAGCCAGGTATGTTCCTGCATATGAGACTCCATAAATGAAAACGCCCGGCCATCTCTGGCCGGGCGTTCGTTAATCAATCAGCTTTAAGAAATCAGACGCCCAGCGCCTGACGCACTTCGGTCAACTGATCCTTACCTTCCACCACGCGGATGCCGGCGGCCGGATCGATTTCGAGAATCACCTTGCCGTCCACTTCCAGCTTGTAATAGGCGCAGGCCACGTTGTACTTGGTTTCGGCCTTGTCGCCGGCCTTCCAGTCGCCCATATCCACTTCCTGCAGCATGCCGCGGAAGGTGGCGATGGCGGCGACGACGGCGCCTTTCTGATCCTTGAAGGCGCCGCGGAAGGTGCCGTTGAAGGCGCTCTGGTCGGCCAGACCGAAGAACTTCAGCACATCAGGCGCCACGCCGGTCATGGAGAAAGCGGCTTCCAGCGCCTCCAGGCCCATATCCATTTTCAGCGGCGCATCCATGCCGCCGGCGCGGTAGTCCTCGGTCTTGATTTTCAGCTTGGGCAGGGTCAGCTGGCTGGCCACGCCCGCATAGCTGTTACCGTCGACGAAGAGATTAAAGTTGTACAGGGTTTGTGGGATCATGTGCATTCCTCCTGATTAGTTATTGATGTTCAGTACTTCGGTAACCCATTGATTGGTTACTTCGATACGGAAGTTCGGGTTCTCGGCCGGAGGCACGTCGGTGAAACGGATATTCCAGTACACCTTGCCCTGCTCCAGCTGGCTGGCCGTGTTCAGCTCAGGGTCGGGATAGACCTCAAAGTTGATGATGCAGCCGGCATTGCGCAGATCGCGCATGAAGGCATTCAAGCCCTCGGTCACGTCCTTCACATAGGTCTTGGTGATGCCACGGTCCACCGCCCATTTGTGGGCGTAGAGGATGGCGTCCATCACCATATCGGTGGTGCGCACACGGGTGACGAAAGACCATTTCGGATCGGACGACAGGGTGCGGTTGCCCCACAGGCGGAAGCCGCCGTCGCGGATGATGGTGCTGATATTGACCTTGTTCAGCAGATTGGCGCGGCAAGTCTCATCGCCATCCAGGAACTCGACCGGACGTTTGGTGCCGACCACGCCGACCATTTCCTTGTTCGAAGGCGAAATCCAGAAGCCGTACTCCTGGTCGGTCCATGCGAACAGGCCAGCGGCGGCGGCCGATGCGGGCGCGTCGACGGCGGCATTGGCGGTGGTGTCCCACACGCGGATGCCCGGGTCGACCAGGTACAGACGCTTGCTGCCGAATTTGGCGGCGTAGGCGGTGGCCGCGTCATCGTCGGTGTTCGGGCCGTCGATGATGGCGACGGCGCGCAGCTTGCCGGCGATGCCGTCCATGGCGGTGGCCACGGCCTGAGTGGCCGAATGGCCTGGCGCCACCAGAAGACGCGGATGCAGGCCCAGGACGGATTTCGCGTCGAGCAGGGCTTGCAGGCCGGTGCGCGCGCCTTGCGCGGTCACGCCGCCGATGATGGCCGAGGTCTGGGCGGCGGCATCGGCCACCTGGGCCACGCCGACCGCCGCGATCACGGCATTGGTGCGGGCGTACACGGCGCGCAGGGATTTATACAGATTGCTGGTGATGCCGAAAGCCGCCGCCGCTTCACGCAGCGAGGTGATCTTGACTGGCACATTCGGCGCGGCCAGACCGGCACCCGGCGTATAGGTATCGACAATGCCGATCACCGAGCTGGATGGGGTGGTGATTGGACGTGGGCCGGAATCGACCAGGGTTACGGTTACACCGTGAAAGAAAGATGCTGGCATTTGTTACCTCCAATAAAAAAAGCCGCTTTCAGCGGCTCAATAAATCAAGAAAAATATAAATCAAACAAACCATTCCACAATAACCATCCCATTACCACCATTTCCTGTCTGAGTATTAGAGGAAAAAGCCACTATCGAACCACCCCCAGCTGCTGTACCTCCATTTCCTGCAAAAATTCCATCAGCATTACCGCCAGTAGAAGCGCCTGCACTTCCGACGCCTCCGCCACCACCAAATGCTCCGCCATGACCACCAGCACGTAAGTTTTTAATAGGGCTATTATTACCATCCGTTATAAAGCTTCCGCCCGCACCTCCCGCCCCGAATCCGGCATTTTTGGCACTATTTATACCGGCTACACCTCCAAGTTGCTGTAAATACTCTGTTTTCCATTTATCTTGATAAATTGCAGAACTTCCACCGGGAGTAGCTGGCGTACCGGAGACCACAACTGCTGACGTGCCACCTCCACCACCAGTTCCGCCACCACCGCTACCATTCAGATTATATGAAGTGGTTGTCAGATCTCCACCATTACCGCCACTTCCCCAAGGTCCACCTGCGGCCCCACCACCAGAGCCAGCTCCAAAGTTCCAGCCGCTGCCATATGAACTGAAATTGTTCCCTCCCCGTCCACCCGATGCCACATATAGAGCTGCCGCTCCTGAGGCCCCACCTCCGCCTCCACCGGCTAAGCCGTTCACACCCAAAAGGAAACCGGCTCCTCCGCCACCGCCGACTAATACGCCACCAAAGCTACTATTCTGGCCTGCGACTCCAGCGCTAGTTTGTATCGGCGTAACGCCCCCTTGCCCAACGACAAGCGTCGAATTTGCCTTAATTTGCGCAAAAGTAAGTAAGCCTTCCGCATATCCACCACCACCTCCGCCACTTACATTAGCGGTAGGTGTAGACTCGCAAAAACGGCCTCCAGATCCCCCTCCCCCCCAAACTCTTACTCTAAACAAAGTATTATCTTTATACCAATTTGGAATTTTATTTCTATTTAACAGTAAAAAATCATATGAACCTGGATTAGCGTATATTGCCACCTGCTGGGGAAGTATCAGATCAGCAATGCTTTGCAAAGGATATGTATTCACGCCATTACCAATAGTACGAATAACTCCGTCTCCCGCAAACCAAGCACCTTGCAGCGCCCATGAGTTTGTAAAGTTCAAAATTTTCTGCAAATATGCCAACTCATTTGGGTCAACAGTTTCAGAATTAAACAACCTCATCTTTACTGCTTTAACAAAGTTTTTTGGCACATCAGCAATTCCGGCATCAGAAATTGCTTTGGCAAATAAATATAGATCCGATGCCGTAGAATTAGGATTGATGCTATTGGCCTTATCAAGAATATCTGACATATAGCTCATTAAAAATTCTCCAGCACAATGGCATAAGATTGAAGAAACTTCCTGCGATCTACTGACGTAGCCTGAAGAGCACCAACATTAGCTTCAGCCACTGTCACGCGGTCCCTGGTGCCTGCCAATGCAGCCTGAATCGCGTTCATGTCAGCCGCCATATCGCTTTTGTTTGCCTTCGTCGCAAGCAGATTAGTTACTGAACCAATGTCACCTTGAGCCTGCTTTAGAACGGTGACGATTTCCTGAACGGTATCCATATTGACATCGTCGCTCGCCACCAAGCCACGCAGGGAGTGCACGATGCCATCCAGCTGGCTTAAGGAGTCGCGCAAACGTAAAACGTCATCCCTTAGTTCGTTGTCCGGATGTGGCAATGACAACCGCAGGTTTACTGTTTTTTGATCGATCATCAAACCTCCTTACATCGCCATAGCGCGCAGGTTTTCGACTTCGGGACGCGCACTCGACGAACCACTCAAGACCAGCTTAACTTTCGCCGATGCCTTACTGAAGCCGGTAACCTCATAGGTCAGTTCGTACTTGTTCAGGCCAATCTGGCGCGACGAAATTTGCGGCATATCCGCGTAAGTATCGGTCGGATCGGAGCCAGCGACTTTCACTGAGATGCCTGCGCCGGAAGGCAACGTGGCATCCAGTATCACGCGGATACGGCTGTTATTACCGGCGGGGAAAGCGACCGAAACATAGTCGGCAGTGGCTTTCACGGCGCCGGAGATGAGCTGGGTACCGGGATACAGCACCGGCGTTGCTGCAGCGGTGCCGGACAGCTTGGCCGTCACGCTCACATTGCCGGTTTCCGCTTTCGCCAGACGCAATGGCTGACCTTCCGCCACATTCACCGAAGCGCCGCTTGGCAGCGACAGGGTGTACTCAACGCGGGAATTGAAGGTCGGCGCTTCAGCCAGCGAGAGCAACAGCAGGTCGGTGGCATTGGATACGGCCACGGAACCCAGGTCCACATTACGGCTGGTTTCGGAGAACACAGCTTTCAATAGTTCGAAGGTCAGGTCACGGTCCTGGTGCGCAGTCCACGTCGAAGCATTTGAGGACGACAGCAGCACTCCCACCTGATATGGCTGGGCTAGCACGCGCCGGCCGGCATTCACATCCCACATATTCATCTCAGCTACAGCGAGCTTAGTGATAGCGTCATTACTTTGAACGACGAGCGCATACTCCGTATTTGCATCGATCCACACCGGCGCATCAAATACGATCTGAGTCGGGCCAGTTATGGCGATAGCTGCTGGAAGAATGCGACCTTCCGCATGTACCACATTATTTGGCACACCGGCCACCACCCCGCGGAGCTGCACCACCACCTGCGATGTACCCTTCGCGGTAAACCAAAGTCTTACGCCGGCCAGTTGCGTGGACTCCGGTAAAGAAAAGGTCTGCGCAAGCGGATCAGTATGCACATATACAACCTGCGTGATCATCTGACGCAGCTCGGTAATACGTGTGCCTTGTCCAAGATAGACCGCACTACCACGGGAACCGCCCGACCCGACAAAATCCACTCTCTTTGTACCAGCAGGAATATTACTAGGAATTACAAAACTGCCAGTCGCAATACCATTGGCATTTGCTTGAATAGCCATTATTTTCTCCTCTTATGGGGTGGGGGTAACTGCAATACCGTCAAAGGTCACGCTGGTCAGCGTTTCATTCGGCCCGAATCCGGAGAGGGAGAAACGGACCTGCTGTTGCCTCAATGTTTCAATGGCCTTGGACGAGCTCGAAATCAGGTTGTTGAAGATGTTTTCCTCCAAGTGACTGAACTCACCACCGCCGCGGACAATTCGCGTAGTCAATGGGCTACTCCAGTTCGTACTCACCTCAGTCCAGCGATCTATTGCTGGGGTCAGCGTTACCTCAGCAGGAATCGGATCAAAAGCAGAATATGGATTAATCAACATATCCCCTGTTCGCATTAATTGCGACAACACTGGAGTCAATGCGTAATTTAGGGCGGTAGGTTTTTTAACATCCGAACCTACCTGATTCGGTACAGTCGTCACCGACAGGGTCAGCTTGCCGCCAACAATCGCGGCCGTTTGCGCCACGCCCTGGTCGCGCAGATCATCGTTCAGGAAAGGATCAACGAACATACCCTTCTTCAGGCTCGTATCGCGGTTGGCAGCATCAGTCTTCAGCATCTGCTGCGCGATCATCGAGGACAGATAGTCCATGCGAGCATTGATATTGGCGATGTCCTGCATCGGCACCACGCGCACGCCGTCGTTGCTGACGGGGCGGATGGCTTGCCAGGTCTGCTGCACGCTGGCCAGCGCCAGCAGGGTGTCCGGCACGGCTGGTGGCAACGGGTTGATCTCGGCCGCCACGCCTTTCAGCCATACCAAGCCGCCATCAGCATTCACGCACAAGCGATCGATGCGCGGCAGTTTCTGGCTGTAGCTGACGAAGATTTCGCTGCTCGCCACAGCGCCGGTCACGGTGAAGCCGGTATCGTCGATAGCCGTCGGCGTGACGGTGGTGCGGTACTGGTACGTCACCTGGTAGGTGGTGCCTGGCGATGGCTCGGTGCCGGGCAGGCTCCAGTCCACCATATCGGAACTGAGTTTGTAGTCGGTGCCTGCAGCGTAGGTGGTGCCGCCCAGAGTGACCGAAACAATCTTCGACACCGAGGTATCGGGCAGCAGATCCTTGGCATTGGTGAAGCTGCCGTGCACCACGCTGGCGGTCTTCTCACGCAGGATACTGACCGAAGCGATCGACGCCAGCGGCACGCGATTCACGTCCACACGCTGCGCGGCAACGGTAGACGAGATATGCGACTCATCGCCGATATTGCGCAGGTCAGGCGTGGCGTTGTGCAGCACGCGGCGGCTGGTCGGCAGCGCCACGCCGAAGCCGTTGACACGCGCCCGGCCTTCGGACACGGTGTAGACCTGCGAGCCACTGACGTCGGCAGCCGCCGCCACATTCAGGCCAGACACCACATAGGAACCACCCGAGCTGTCGCGGTCATAACGGGCCAGCGCCTGGGTCACGCCATCCAGATTCGGCGGCGCTTCCTTGGCACGCAGCATGCCGTTTTCCACCTGGTAGATAGGATAGAAATCGCCGGTACGGCCATCGTTCTCCACGCCCCACACCGGCACCAGCTTCTGGCGCGCGGCGCCCGGTTCCTGGTAGCCGCGCGTACCGGATGCCGGATTGCGCAGCGCAGGCGCTTCCAGCTCCGTGACCACGCTCTCTTTCAGATACAGGCCGATGCTAACATTGCCGATCACCGGAATGGTCAGTTTGGACGACGCCACGGCGCGCACACTGCCGCGCAGATAGACGGCGCCGGCTTCGCAGATGGTTTCTCCGCTGTCCGGATCGACGCGCACGCGTGCGTCGCGCACGATGTCGCCATCCTTAAACAGGGCATCGCCGATGCCTTGCAGGCGTGCCACGGTGGCCGCCTGGATTTCATTCAGCTCGGCCGATTGCAGCACGCGGTCGGAACGGAACAGCACCTGTTCGTAATTGTCGGCGGGGTTAAAGCGGTTGTAATACTGTTCAATCATAGTTTTGCTCTCGCTTAGAATGGCAGCACGTATTCGAACGTCTGCCGGATGGATGGGCTGCGCACGGTTTTCTCGAAGCGCTCCAGCGCATACAGCTTGCCGGGGTGGACGATGTCGGCCGGGACGAAGTAGCGCTGGCCTGGCGGCAGCTCGGGTTTGACCACGGTGCCGAGGAAGATGCCCACTTCGCGCAGTTGCGAAGCTGGCGCATCGAGAAAGTCGAAGACAAAGCGCGTGAGCAGCCATTTGGTCGGCGTTTCGCTGACCGTGTAGCGGCCGCTGACGACCGAGATTTCGCCGTTTTCATCGGGCTTCACGAAGCGCACTTCGGTGGCCACGCGGCGGCCGATCTCGGCCACCAGGGTGGCGGCGTTATTCGGCTCGGGCACGGCCTTGCTGTCCCATGCGGAATCGCCCGTGCCCCAGGCCAGGTGGATGGGGCGCGATTTGACCGCTTCGGCCAGCGCCGCGCGGCCGTCGTCTTGCAGAACTGCCATATCAAGTTCCCTTGTTAGTAAAAGTGATGGTGGATGGAATGGCGACGCGCCATGGACGGGCATCCCAGCCGCCAGTCCAGGTTTGCGGCCGGTAGTGCGAACCGCTGATGCCGGTGAACACGGCGTCGTACTCGAAGCCGAAGCTTCGTGGACGTTCGAACGCTGGCAACGGGCTTTGATGCAGGCTTTCGCTGAAACGGTCGATGACGATGTGGCGCCAGGCGATGTCGTGGCTGTCCAATCGGTCGCCGTCCAGGCGCATCGGGTTTTCCACGATGCCGAAAGCGCCGCCGAGATGGCTGTTGAAATCGTCCAGGCCGACCACGTCGCCATCGAGCACGGTTTGCGAATACGCCAGCGTGCGATGGGCGGTGATGGTCGGCGGTTCGGCTGGCAGATCGCGCATCACGCCTGTAATCAGCTGGCCGATGATGAAACGGCCATCGGTCATGATCACGCTGTCCAGCGTCCAGGTATCGAGCATCACCCGGTCTTCGTACGTCGCCATGCCGAAGCGCGCCGTGGTGCGGGCATGGTCCGGCTGGCCGGCGGCGATATCCACGATGCCGGTACGGCGTGCCGCGAACGAGAGCTTGATGCCGCCGATCAGAATGCCGGAGTCGTCATCCAGCAAGCCGCCGTCGAGCAGGCCATCGTCCAAGCGCAGCGGACGCAGATCGTAGCCGTGGTACATGCGGTAGAAATGCGCATGCGCCGGCAGCGATTTACGGACCAGATGCACGATATCGTTCAGCCGTAGCTGGGCGTGGGCGTCGCCGGGGTCGATCTGCAGCCACGCGCCATCCTGTTCCAGCTGCGTGTCGAAGCCGATCCAGGATAGCGCCTGCTTCACCGATGCCGTCGTGCCGCGCTGGCGCAGCCACGGCAGGCCGGCAGCAATCAGCTTGTCCGTACTTTCGAAGTAAGGCGCGAACTCACCCAGCTGCCACTCCGCCGCCAGCCAGGGCGCAAACGTAGGCGGCGGCTGATGGCGCACGCCGCCCGGCGCCGCAGCGGCTGCATCGAGCACGCGGCGTGGCGCGGTGCGGGCTAGCGCGCGTTCCAGCGGCGACGTGTTAGGCGGCAGCAGCCTTGCCGCATCCGCTACCACGCCACACCTCCGTCAACGATGCGGATGCGGCCCGGCACCGCGTATTCATTCGGCGCCACGGTGACGCCGCTCGACGTCAGTTCAATGCGCGACACACCCGCCACATGCAGGCGGCCGGACAGCCAGGACGACGGCACGTCGCGTCCAAGCCGCGCATAGTCCGCAATCTGTTCCGGTAAGGCCGCCTGCAATTGCGCAGCCAAGTCCAGCGGAGCGCTGCTCTCGCGGTAGACGGTTGCGCTCACGTCGAGCGGACGGGCCACGGCCAGCGCAATGCTGAGCGGGATGCCGATCGGTTTGGCGTCATCGGCCGCGAAAGCTGTTTGCACCGCCGCCAATACCGCCTTGCCATCAGCGTTCGCTTCCGGCCACACGGCCAACGCCACGCTGCCCGGCTGGGCCGCCATGATGCCCGCGTCATGCACTTGCGTACTGGCCGACAGCGCCACATAGCGGTACTGCTCCGGAGTGCCGTTGGCCGCCAGCGCAGCGGTGCGCAACTGGCAGCGCAAACGCAGGCGTTCGTCGTTCTCTTCGGCCAGGCGCTGCACGTTGTAGAAAGCCGCAGCGTGATCCAGGTCCGCGCCTTCGGCAAAGGCCAGCAGATTGGCGCGTGCGGCGTCGTTGATGCGGGCGCGGATCTGCAGCTCGCGGTAGGCGGCCAGCTCCAGCAGTTTGACCACGGGATCGGATTCCAGCGCCGCGTTCCAGCCGCCGCCCATCAGCACGCGGAAATCTTCCAGCAGGCTGGCGTAGATCGCCTCGAAATCCAGCGGCTCCACCACATCGGGCGGCGGCAGCTGGCTCAGGTCGATGATGTTCATGTTTGCACCTCCAGAATCGTGGCCTCGCCGAGGTATTCGCCGCTCAGCCTGAGACTCACGCGGCCATCGACGATGGATTCCACCGCCACGGCCTTCAGCTTCAGGCGCGGCTCCCAGCGGCCCAGGGCGCGCGCCACTTCGGCCTGCACCGATGATTTCCAGCCCGGCGTCACGGGCAGGTCCACCAGGCGCGGCAAGTCCGAGCCATAGTCGGGGCGCATGCGGCGGCTGCCTTGCGGCGTGGTCAGGATGTCGCGCACGCTCTGCACCAGATGCGCCGTGCCGCTGATCGGCTGGCCGGTGCGGCTATCCATGCCGACGAGCGCCATTTCAGGCCGCCACGCGCGTCACCGGCACGCGTTCGAATTCGGACGAGGCGTCCAGGTAGTTCACCAGCTCAGGACTGGCAGCCGTGATATGGCTGTGCATCACGCGGTGCTCGGTGCCGTCCGGCAGGATGATGGTGCGGCACTTGTATTCGTTATCGCGGAAGACCACGGGGGATTTGTTGTCGGCTTTTGCCATGTATGACTCCTGAAATGAAAAATGCCCGCGCAAGGCGGGCATTCGTTGATGAAGATGTTTTGTTTAGTGCGAGTGGTGGTTGCTATTGCCGCCGCTGTCCATGATGGCGCCGGAGGCGTCCACATCGCCATCCACGCTGATACTGCCTTGCACGCTGAGCGCGCCCTTGATGGTGGTCGATGGGCAGTCCACCAGCAGCGACGGGCATTTCAACGTGACCGCGCCACCCGATGTGACGCTCACCGTTTCCGCGTTCTCGATGCTGACGGTCTTGCTGCCCTTGACCTGCAAGGCGCCGTTCTCCCAGTCGTATTCGATCAGGCAGCCGTCGGGCATCTTCCACGCCACCACTTTCGGGCGCTGGTCGTTGGCCTGCTGGTGCTGCTGCGAATAAAAGCCGGGCAGGATGAAGCCCGCCGCCGGTTCGCCCGAAGGCGACACCAGCAAAGCCTGTTCGCCCACCGAAGGCGGACGCCAGTGCCTTACCTCGCCGCCGCCCAGGCTAAGCCAGGGCAACGGTGCGGACACCCACTGCCCTACCCTCAAGCGGCAGCGCGCCGCGCCGTGATCCACCGATTCCACGATGCCGGCCTGGATCAGCGTTGCCAGGCGGCGGTCCATTTCCGCGATCAGATACTGCATGGCTTACTCCTGACTCGCGGCGCGGTACTGGGCTTCCTTGCCGCGCCCCGTTTCGGGATCGAGGCCCAGCATCAGCGTCAGCTTCGATTCGTCGCCATAAGGCCAGGCCGGCGCGCCCAGTTCAATATCGTGGCTCCACTCCACCAGCCAGGCCAGGCGGCCGGCGGCGGGCGCCTGCGGGTCGGGACCGGCTTGCGTAAACTGCGCCATGCCAACCGGCAGCCCCCAATTCTCGTTCTTCAGCGCCAGCGCCAGGCGCGCCGCCAGTTCGCGCACGGTGATTTCGGCCTTGGCCTGGGTTGCGTTCACCAGCAGACGCGCTTGCAGACGCACGGTCAGCGCTTGCTCGCCGCTGCCGGGATCTCGGCCCGGCTTCATATCGGCCAGCGTGACCAGCACGGCCGGCAAGGCCAGGCCGTCTTCGCTGGCGGGATAGTGTCCAATAAAGCCAAGGCCGGACAGCTTGGCAGCGAGTCCGGCCTTGATTGCCTCATGCAGCTGTTCGATGTTCTGTAGTGTAGACATAGCTCCAGGCGTAAAAAAACCCGCAGGGCGCAAGCCAGGCGGGTGGTGGGCAGAAAAGAAAAAAGCCCGCCGAAGCGAGCCTTGGATGCAATTACTGCGATGATGACTGAATCATATATCCCCTGTAACAAGCCCGTCAAGCACTTTTTTCAGAAATTTCAAAATTAATTGAAATCGCCCACCACGCCCTGCTCGCGCAGATAGGGTTCCAGCCGGTCCAGCGCCACCATTTCCAGTTCATGCAGGCGCTCGCGCAGCTTGCCGTAGCCGCGCGCATACGCCATATGGTTGCCGCCGAAGTTGCGCGCCAGCTCGCGGAAGCTGATTTCAACGCCGCTGTGGTTGGCATACAGCTTACCGATCATGCAATCGATGGCGAAAGGCTTGAGGTTCGGGAAGGATGGCGCCAGCCAGTCCGACAAGCCCTTGATCGCATCGATGCGCTCGGCCGAGAAGGCAAAGCGGCGCACGCCGTTTTCGTCCTCCACATCGGTATGGCCGAAGCGCGCCTGCAAGGCCCACATTTCGGTGCGCGGCAGCTTGGTCTTGACCGCGTGCACGATCAGCGCGCACTGCGCCCTCACCTCCAGCGGACTCAGACCGCTGAAGTTGACGCGGCCCGAGGGCTTGCCGCGCAACTGCTGCAGCCAGGCATGCTGCTCCGCACTCATATTCGATGCCGATTCCAGCGCGCGGATCAGCAGCTTGCGCAGCGGCGCATCCTGCAGTGCCTGCTGCGCGGTAATCTGGTATGCCACATGCACGGCCTGCTCCGCGCTGCTGAAGATTGCGTCCTGGTTTTCGCTCGCCACCGCCTGGATATTCATATTGCCCACATTGCCCTCCTTCACTGTCCACAAGGAAATTCTTGCCAATACGAGCAATATATACGAGAATGGATACCTTATCAATACGCGAATGAATAGAAAATTGTCGCCAATTATCCACGCATGTATATTGAAACTATGGACATTTCTAGCAGACTGGACGCCGCCATGAAGGAGGCGGGCTTCGTATCGCAAAGTGCGCTAGCGCGCGCTTCCGGCGTGCCGCAGCCAACGATCAACCGCATCCTCAAAGGGGTGGGCAAAAAGGGACCGGAGGCGCATACCCTGGTGCAGCTGGCAGCCGCTTGCAACGTCACGTTCGACTGGCTGCACGAAGGCATCGAACCCAAGCACCGCGCCCTGCCCGCCGAGTTCACGCCGGTGGTCGTGGCGCAGGAAGATGACGAGCGCTTTTACCAGATTCAAAAGGTGAAACTGCGCCTGTCGGCCGGCATTAGTGGCTTCAGTGTGGAGCCGGAAAAGCACGACGGCAGCATGCTCAGCATTCCGCGCAACTGGGCCGACCGCCACGGCTATATCCCCGAACGCCTGATCGCCATCAAGGTCAAGGGCGAGAGCATGGAGCCAGCGCTGTATGCGGACGATCTGGTTATCGTCAACACGGCCGACGCCAAGCCGCAGGATGGCGTGGTCTTTGCCGTCAACTACGAGGGCGAGCCAGTGGTCAAGCGCATGTCCCGCGATGCGGGACAGTGGTGGCTGACCTCGGACAATCCCGACCAGCGCAAATACCACCGCAAGGTTTGCCGCGGTAATGACTGCATCATCATCGGCCGCGTGGTGCGCAAGGAAAGTGACCGGATCTGA